CCGCGTGACAGTAAACGTGACAGTGGCTGCCGTCAGGAGTTCCGCGATCGTGACAGTGCGTGACAGTAGTCGCCGTCAGTTGTTCCAGCGTCAGAAGTTCCAGCATCGTTGGGAATCCCAACAAACTGTAGACTTGACATAAGAAACGAATAACGTATAATATACGTGTGGAATCGAGGTAGGCACGAGCCTACGTTCCACGTTCACATCGTTGGGAATCCCAACACTCACGAAAGGTTGACTCATCATGTACTCCAATGAAAACTTCAAGACGAAGAAGGCTTTGAAAGAAGCTGTCGCCGCTGGTCCTGTCCCGTGTCATCAGCCGGGTCCGTTCGGGTCAGACGTTTCAGACGGTCAACACTGCTGCGAAGGTCCGCACTTTCCGCAGGCTCACCGCTGGTACGCTACGGTCGTCGTCCAGAACGGACATATCACGAAGGTTGTCAGCTAATCGTTGGGAATCCCAACAGAATGGAAATGACTCATGATGACTCACGCATGCCCGGTTCACGGGCGATACGACATCACTCAGACCGAGTGTCCGATCTGCGAAAAGCTGGAGCGTGACTCTCGACTCCTCGGACGGCGCGAAGCTGTCGCCAGTGTCCTGACCGTACTGCTGTCGATGGGCTGTAAGCCTGACCAAGTCTGCTACGACAGCGACGGCATCGGAGACAACGCGCCAGACAATCTCAAGGGTCTTGTCGATGCCGTATTCGCTGCCGATTACTGCTCGATCGTCTGGATTCTCGATGACTCGTACGTCGGCAGTACGATGTTCACTCCGGGCGAGCGACCCTGTGAGGTCTTGTGTGACTACGGCTGGACGAAGAAGCATCCGTCGCACGACAAGTTCAAGACTGCCCTCGATAACTGGAGCAACTACAATGGATACGAATGATCAGAAGAAGATTCAGGACGGACTCGCAGAGATCGTCCATGAAGAAGGCTTTGAGACCAACAACGCCAAGGTGGTCAGCGGGGCTGCCCGTCTGATCGCTGATCTCATCAACGCTATCGATCCCGGCGCACAAGCAAGCGTTGGGAATCCCAACAGAATGGAGCGACCGATGCTCAACATTGACATCTACACTCACATCTCGATCTTCTCGTACAACGAGGACGCGATCATCAGCCCGAAGCGTCGAGACCTCTGGCACTTCCGTAATGTCGGGGTGTCAGGCTGGACGTATGTCCACAACCACGTTCGAGAACCGATGTCCCGCGCTTCGATCCTCAGCCACATCGATTATCACCATGATCGGCCCGACGTTCACATCCACTTCCATCAGGGTGACACGTACGTCGATGGCGCAGCCGTGTACCGTGACTGGCTGAACTCTGAACCAATCGATCTGGAGGACTCCAATGCCAATGGCACTGACTAAGGAAGAACTCTGCAAGGCTGTTTCCGACATGCTCGGGTCTCCCATTTGGGAGATCGGAGAAGACAACGACGGACAGCTCATCATCTACACGGGCCTCAGCTCTTCCCCTGACCATCTTGGTCGGCTGACGCCTTTACCTCCCGTTGAGGAGAACGACTAACGGACATCCTGCCTTGCAAGCAGGGGCAGAGGCGCGGTGCGACGGCATCGTAAATGAGGAGAGTGTAGGAGGCAGACATGTCTAGCCCACAGGCTAGTGCCGACCCTGAGAAACTACCCACCTCCTCAAGCCTTTGCCATTTCACACGAAAGGATACTGACCATGATTATCTATGACGGCCCCAGTCATCTTCCCGGTGACGGCGTGACTCCGATCGTTGCGATCCTTACTGGTCTCAACAAGCGTTCCAGCAATCCGAAGACGGGCGACATGCTCCAGACTTGGATCCTTGTGCGTGACTCGCACCCGAGTGAGGCTCTGAAGTCTGGCGATGACTACGCGATCTGTGGCGACTGTATCCACAGGCCCAACGGCGGCAAGCGTACGTGCTACGTCAACATCATGGGTCCTGCGTCTGTCTGGCGGTCATTCCAGAAGGGTAACTACGAGTCCGTCGATCCTGACGAGGCTGGCGAGATCGTGTCAGGTCGCAAGGTACGGCTCGGTGCGTACGGAGATCCGGCGGCTGTCCCTGCGTCCGTCTGGCGTTCATTGATCGCCAATGTCAAGACGTTCACGGGGTATACGCATCAGTGGCGTGATTGTCCTGACATCTCCGATCTATGCATGGCATCCTGCGAGACTCACGATGATGTCCTCGATGCTCAGGCCCTCGGCTATCGCACGTTCCGTGTCATGCCCAAGGGTCAGGAGCCGACACGTCAGGAGTTAGTCTGTCCATCGTCAGCGGAGATGGGCCGCCGTGTCACGTGCGCTGACTGTGGCCTGTGTGCAGGTGCGATGCGTCACAAGCCCAGAGTCGTACCCGGCATCGCAATCACCGTCCATGGCAACGCCGCCAACAGTTATGCCGTTGGGAATCCCAACAAGGAGGCCGAGCTTGTTCGTAACTGACGATCCAAACGAGGGCCGATGGTTCCTTGGCGATGACATCGCTCCGACTCCTGCCGAGTTACGCAGCCGGGTCAGTGACTCGGTCATGGAGATCGCCAAGAACCTCGGCCTGACTTTGGACGACATGCTTGATTCGAGAAAGACGGCAGCCATCGATGCGCGGATGAGATTAGCCGTCATCGCCAACGAGTACTTGCTGCCATTCATGTCCGGCGTGGACATAGCAGCGTTTCTATGTATACCTAGATCAACATTGACGACGATGCTCCAGCGTTGGGAGCGCGAGAATAAGGAGACGACAATGAGTTACATCAAAGTGGACGACGAGTACGCGGCACGTGCTGCCAAGAAAGCGGTCACGTCCGTGTCCGATGCGGTCAGCTATTACCCCGTGTTCTTTGTGGACGGTCAGCGTTACCCGAATACGTTGATCAGGTTCGCGGACAAGGATGACGCGATCAAATACGCCGAAGCTAAGTTCATGGCATGGACGATGGCTGACGATTGGGAGGTTTGTCACTCGGACGACGAGCCTCGGTATCACTATGACAAGGAGACCGGGTTCTTGGGTCTCATAGACCAGCAAGGAGGCTCATCCTGCGTATCATATTCACGAACCAAATGATCCTAGTCGAAAGCTATGTCGGCATGGGCAATCTCGATTCAGCTAAGCGTTTCGCACGTTCCCTGAAGGAGAATCCAGAACATGTCCACATGCTTTCCGACGCAGAGATCGACTTTGTTGACACAGTACTCAAGGCTGATAAAATAGATGACTTGAGTTGACATCAGACCTTTCGTGGCGGAGGTGAGCGACTGCCGCAGTGAACAAGTGTCGCTCTTTTACTTACCTTAGAAGGGGTAAACGAATGGATTCTCGCACTCGAAAAATGTCCCGTCAGGGTCTCTACCTCCGTCTGTCTCCTGAGATCAGACAGCAGGTTTCCGTCATCCGTCAGAACATCGAGAATGTTCATGATGCGATGGGTCTCCCGAAGACGCACGTGGACGAACACGACGTTCTCGTGGACCTTGTCAGGCGTGGCTTCAAGTCTTATCAGGACGATAAGAACAAGCTGCACTAATCGTTGGGATTCCCAACACGTCACGGGTTACTGCGGCACCCTTGAGTTCGCAGAGACTTGGAGATTTCAAATGGTTACTCTCGCACCCACGGCCCCTACCCCGTTCGATCCGAAGAACTGGGGTGAGCGGGTGGACATGAACACGATTCGCAAGATTCGCGTTCCTCAGCTCGGCCCGGACACGTGGAGGCCCCTGCCTCATGAGACGTACGTGGACATGATCGAGCAGGCGTTCAGTCGTCACGGGTTTCAGCTCTCTGATCCGACGCACTACCGCGCCAAGACCACGAAGAACCCGAAGATCAAGGATCAGGGTGAGTGGGGTCGGTTCATCAGCCTTTACGGCATCGCCCACCCCGGCCTGCCCAGTACGTCAGAGATGACGTGGGAAGCTGGGTTCGTCAACAGCTACGACATGACGAAGTCAGCCGGTGGAGGCCTTGGTCGTCGCGTATCTGTGTGCAGCAACGGTATGTTCATGGGCGCAGAAGCTCAGTTCCGCCGCAAGCACACGAAGAACATCGACAGGGACCGTGAGGGTCAGTTCGAGCATGTCTACGAGCTGATCGACAACGCCGTCTCGCATCTCCTGCCTGCCGCAGAGGCTGAAACTGCCCGCATCGAGCGATGGAAGAACATCGAGTGTTCCGACGACGATGCGAGGTACGTCATCATGGAGGCTGCGAAGGCCAACGTGATGGGCAACTCGGCTACGATGCGTGTGCTTGAACACTGGGAAGAGCCTGAGCATCCCGAGTTCAAGGATCGCAACGTCTGGTCCCTTGAGAACGCATTCACGAGCAACGACAGAGGCGCGTCACTGATGACTCAGTCCAGTCGCATGGCACGGCTGGCGGACATCATCGACGACAGGTTCTCCGTTGGGAATCCCAACACTGAGCCTGCGTTGATCGCTGCTGACTTCTGATCCTCCAAGTCGCGTGGTCCCGTCTAGTAACAACAGCCTCCGGTTGATGTCGGAGTACTAGGCGGGACCCGCGTTCTTACGAAAGGCATAACATGACAAACGCACCTACAACAGTCGGGGATATGGCTGACTACGTCCACAAGATGGAGTGGTCACAGCAGAAGTCTCGACGCACCACCGAGTATCGCATGGAAGAGGTCGTCGATTACTTTGGCGACAAGAAGAAACTGGCGGACATCACGTCGTTTGACATCGAGAACTTCGTTGTCCATCTCAGGATGAAGAACAATACGGGGGCAACGATCAACCGCAAGTTGGCCGTGGTCAGTAAGATCCTGAAATACGGGGTCAGGCACGGCGTTGTCACTCAGAAGCCTGAGATACCGAAACAGAAGGAATCTGCGGGCCGTCTGAAGTTCTACAGTCAGGAAGAGGAACAAGAGCTGTCTGATGCGATGGACGACCACGACCTCAGGGACCTGTTCCTGTTTCTGATGGACACCGGTATGCGTAGGGGCGAGGCTCTCAGCCTGCTGTGGGACGACGTTGACACGATATGCAATACTGTCACGCTTTCCGACCCGCAGAAACTGAAGACGGAGCGTCCGCGTACGATTCCGTTGACGGCCCGTGCTGCCGAGATCCTGAGACTCCGGAGGTCATGGTGCCGCACAGGTGAGCCGCCGTTCGACTTCACTAATCAGCAGATCGATGATAAGATCAAAGCGTTCAGGGTAGTCCACCCGTTTGAGGGTGCGCTTCTCCATACGTGCCGTCATACGTTCTGTTCTCGCCTCGTCCAACGTGGAGTCCCTCTCGCCGCTGTCAAAGAGCTTGCTGGTCATAACAGCCTGAAGACGACCCTCAGGTATAGCCACCTGACCCCTGCAAGCCTGACATCTGCGATTGCTAAACTTGAACCTGAGTCGCGCCGAACTTCTTAACCTGTACGACGAAGTGAAGCTGTGGTGCGGCGTTCGCCGTAAGTCGTTCATGCTATGGACGTTCAATGACCTGCTGAGTGAAGCGTATTTACTTACACTGGAGAAGCTGATGCCTAAATACGATTACAACAGGGGGCCGATCTCAGCCTTCTTGCGTACCAGCTTGTTCAGCTTCGTACATGCGAAATACTGCAAGGACAACTCTATCCTGACAATCCGCAAATACGACAAGGATAAAGGAAAGTACAACACTCGGTCCTTTACTCGTCCCGTATTTCAGTGGCCTGATTGGAACTTCGACCCGGCAGCTCCCGCAGATGTTGAAGTGCCAGATCTTCCGGGGTTCAGTGAGTTGCCCGTCGATGACCAGTGGTTCCTGATCATGAAGTCAAGGGGTATGACGCTCAAGCAGCTCGGTGTCCATCATGGGTACAGTGAGTCAAGGGCGTGTCAGCGTCTCAGAATGTGCAAAGCGAAATGGGAGGGGACTCGTGAGTAAGAAGCTGAGCCAAGGACGGCTTGAAGAAGAGATGATCGAGATGGGCCGCCAGCGGTATTACCATAAGATCAAGAGAGCCAAGGAAACGAAGCTGGAATCAACCACGGCAGTAGGTCAATACTTACTTGCAGAGTCGATTGATAAGCTGACATCTGAGATCAACAGTTGGAAAGCTAAGGCTGAGCAGGCTCCGGGCCGTAGGCATCGCGCATTACAGTACATTGAACAGCTACCCGCTCCCGTCGTCGCTGCTCTGACCTCGAAGTGCGTACTTGATTGCGTATCCGTGGACCGCAAGATCACGAGTACGGCGTTGACGCTGGCCCGAACTCTTGAAGACGAGCTGAAGTTCCGGACGATCAAGGAAGACAATCCTGCCCTGTGGCAACAGATCAACCGTGTGCTTGACAAATACAAGAGCGACAAGACGAAGTCCAAGTTCATCAACAACACGGCGAATTACCACGAGCTTGTCCTGCCCCAGTGGAATCGGAAGGACGCAGCGTCCGTGGGGCTGACCTGCATTGAGCTTATGAGGCAGGCCACGGGCATCATCGACATCGTCACGAAAGCAGATCCCAAGGGTAAGTCGTACACGATGATCCGCCCGACAGAGGACCTGCTGAAGTGGATGAAGGACTCCCATGAGTACAGGGATTCCCTTGCTCCGGTCTGGCTTCCTATGGTGGAGCGACCCGTCGATTGGAACAACCCGTATCTCGGTGGCTACCAAGCCACGTGCTTCGGTCGCCGTGCGCTGGTCAAGACGAGAGACAAGTCGTACCTCGAAGACATCGGTAGCTGCGACATGACACACGTGTACCGTGCCGTCAACGGCCTGCAAAGGACGGGGTACAGAATCAATCACGAAGTATATGACTGGGTCAAGTTCTGCTGGGAGAAAGATCTTCCCGTAGGCGGTGTGCCGTCCATGGAAGACGACCCGATCCCGAACAAGCCGACCGACATTGCGACGAACGAGGAAGCGAGACGTGCGTGGAGGAAGGCGGCGGCTCGCCAGCACTTCGAGAACGAACGTAAGAAGTCCAAGCGTCTGCAAGTCATGAAGGTTCTGAACCTGTCCAACAAGTTCGCCAGCAGTGACCTGTACTACCCACACTCTCTGGACTTCAGAGGTCGCGGATATCCGGTGCCTTACTTCTTGCAGCCCCAAGGGCCGAGCTACGTCAAGAGTCTTCTGAGATTCAAGGACGGCAAGAAGATTGACGACAGCGGTCTCAAATGGCTGTACATCAAAGCCGCTTCATCGTGGGGTCTCGACAAGGACCCGTACGAAAGTCGGATTGCTTGGGCTGAATCGAACCTGAACATGATCAAGGCTGTTGGGAATCCCAACAACAAGGAAATGTCATGGGCAGATGCTGACGATCCTTGGGAGTTCCTGAGTGCGTGTATCGAGATTCACCGTGTCCATCTGCACGGCTCTAGCTTCGTCACGACGTTGCCGTGCGGCGTTGATGCGACAACTCAAGGACTACAGATTCTGACGTTGATGCTTCGAGATACGGTGGGCGCAAGAGCGACGAACGTGCTGCCGGGTGACGCACCTCAGGACCCGTACGAAGTTGTTGCAGATCTTGTCATCGAGAAACTTGAGCGAGACAACGCTAGTCCTTATGCGTCGAAGTGGCTCGCTTTCGGGATCAACCGCAAGACGACGAAACGTCAGACGATGACTCTCGTGTACGGCTCCGTGTTCTACAGTTGCCGTACGTACACTGCTGAGTGGTTCTACGAACAACTGAAGGACCCGAAGAAGACGAACCCGTTTGGAGAGGAGACTTATGCGCCCTGCAACTATCTTGCTGAGCTTATATGGGAATCGATTGGTGAAGTCGTTGCGTCCGCAAGGATCGTCATGGACTGGCTTCGTGCCTGTGCTACGGTGTTCGTTGACAACGGCATCACGCCTCGCTGGGTTACTCCGTTGGGCTTCCCTGTCAAGATGCATTACGAGAACATGGGCAAGCACAGCATCAAGACGATGGTCGGCGGTACGATGCGACAGCACCGGCTCCGGATACCAAACGGCAAGCAGTCGAGGCGCAAGACGATCAACGGAATCTGCGCGAACCTCGTCCATTCCTTGGATGGCCTTGGCGGCATACTTGGCCTTACTGTGAACAAAGCATTGGACAGAGATGTGAAGTCTTTCATGACTGTCCACGACAACATCAGCACGACCGCATGTGACCTTGACACCATCAATGAGTGTGTGCGTGGGGCTACTGTTGACATATTCAAAGAGAACGTAATGGAGGACTTAACGAACCAGTTCTCCGCTCTACTGCCTTCTGGAGTCGTCTTGCCAGAGACTCCGGAGGTCGGTACACTCGATGTTTCCAAGGTTCTAGAATCGAAGTACTACTTCAGTTAGGAGATCTCATGCCTAGTAAGCACACGAGACTGACCACCCCGATTGGTACGGCACGATGGCCGCGCCTCTCAAAGCCTGACACTAAGTTCGACAAGGACGGCGTGTACAAGGTTGACCTGATCCTGTCGGCTGCGGATGCCGAGCCTGTCAAGAAGCAGATCGAAGACGTGATGAAAGATCACATCGAGAACGTGAAGCGGACCAAGCCGAACCTCAAGAAGCGAGCTGATCTTCCGTTCGTTGAAGAGGTCGATGATGGCGGCAACGAGACCGGCAACTGGGTCTTCAAGTTCAAGCTGAAGGCCATCGGTGTCAACGGTGACGACAGGTGGGAGCAGCGTCCGATTGTCATGGACAGCAAGAAGGCTCCGATCGATACAACGTCTGTCGAGGTTGGACAGGGCAGCCGTATCTCTGTCGGGTGTGAAGTCGTTCCGTACGTCAGTCCGATGGTTGGTGCAGGGATCTCCTTGCGCCTGAAGGTTGTCCAAGTAGTCGAACTTCGTGAGTCCGGGTCGTCAGTGGGCGATGACTGGGGCTTCGATGTCGTCGAGGGCTTTGTAGCTAATGAGCAGACGAGCAGCACCAGCGTCGAAGAGGACTTCGACTTCTGAGGTCAAAGTGAAAGCCTTCCGAGGCTCTCACAGATGGTCCGTATTCATTCCGATTGACCCCGTCCCTGCGTCCAGACCTAGGTTTACTAGGACGGGCCGGTGTTACTACGGAAAGCGATATACGGCTTTCATCAAGACCGCTGCGGATCTGTTTGCGGATGCGAAGCTACCTCGATCGTTCCCTTTGGAGGGTAGTCTTGCCGTGTCTGCGGTGTTTCACGTCGTGAAGCCCCGTACGTCAAAGCGAGCTACCCCCAATGGGGACGTTGACAACTACTTCAAGACTCTCGACGTTTTGAATGGAGTCGTATGGGAGGACGATGACCAGTTGGTCTGGGCCTCAATGGCGAAGGAGTTTTCAGAGGAGGCGGGCATCACATTGGAGGTGGCTAGAGTTGAGCGAGTTCCTAAGACACGAGCCTTGTCCAAGATGTGGCTCGAAAGATAATCTTGCGAGATACACGGACAATCATGCGTACTGCTTTGGTTGTGATTACTACGAACACGGGGATGGAAACCCGGTAGAACAGAAAGAGACTCATAAAGTGACTGGTTTAATCGACTACGAAGTGGCTCCGTTGCAGAAGCGGGGCATATCCGAGGACACGTGCAAGAAGTTCGACTACGGCATCGGGACCTACGAAGGTCGCCCGGTTCAGATAGCGAACTACAGGGACGGGTCAGGCAACCTTGTTGCCCAGAAGCTGAGGTTCGTTGACAAGACGTTCAAGTGGCTGGGTGACCCCAAGAAAGCGTCCCTGTTCGGCTCACATCTCTGGCGAGAGTCAGGCAAGATGGTGACCATCACTGAAGGTGAGCTTGATGCGCTTTCCGTATCTCAGGTCTTTAACCTGACGTGGCCTGTCGTCTCCGTACCGAACGGAGCTAAGTCGGCTGCTCGGGTCATCGCCCAGAACATTGACTGGCTTGAGTCGTTCGACAGTGTCGTCCTGTGCTTTGATCAGGATACGCAGGGCAGGGCTGCCGCTCTTGAGGCTGCTCAGCAGCTCAGCCCCGGCAAGGCCAAGATCGTTACAGGGATGCCATTGAAGGACGCTAACGATTGCGTCGTAGACGGTAAGGTCAAGGAGCTTATCGATGCCGTATACAGCGCGAAGTCTTTCAGACCTGATGGTGTCGTACCGGGCGAGGAGCTTTGGGACGTAATCACTGACGACACTCAGGTCCCGTCGATCCCGTACCCGTGGCCCTCGCTCAATGACAAGCTGTTCGGTATGCGAGGAGGCGAGCTGGTGACGCTGACGGCTGGCACAGGCATCGGCAAGTCAAGCGTTGCCCGTGAGCTGGCGTACTACTTGATGGACATGAACCAGAAGGTGGGCTACATCGCACTGGAAGAGTCAGTCAAGAAGACGAGCGAGTTCATCATGGGACTTCGGATGAACATCCCGCCGCATCTCTGGACTCAGCAGGGTGTCACGATGGAGCAGAAGAAGGAAGCGTTTGACGCTACGGTCGGCTCGGGCAACATGGTGCTGTACGACCACTGGGGTTCGATCGATCCAGCTAACCTGCTGACACGTGTGAGATACATGGCCCGCGCCATGCAGTGCAAGTACGTGTTCCTTGATCACCTGAGTATCGTCGTCAGTGCGCTGGAGTCAGGAGACGAACGCCGGACCATCGACAACACGATGACGAAACTGCGGTCGCTCGTGGAGGAAACAAACATCCACCTCGTACTCGTGTCCCATCTCCGAAGGCCAGACGGTAGGGCGCATGAGGAAGGCGGATCGACGAGCCTTAGCCAGCTCCGTGGGTCTCATGCGATTGCTCAGCTCAGTGATGCAGTGATCGGATGTGAGCGTGATCAGCAGGACGAAAGCACGTCACGCATGATGGCCCTCAGAGTCCTGAAGAATCGGTATGCTGGGGACACGGGCATGGCGACCGTCCTTGAGTACAGTGGAGACACTGGCCGTCTCAATGAGTGGATCGCTCCTGAAGTTATCGAAGTGCCAACTACCTAGTGTTGGGAATCCCAACAGAAAGAAGACATCATGCACACTGTAGTGTTTGATATCGAGACGAACGCCATCAAGTGCTTCCGGACCTTATTGGGTCTCAAGAAGATTCACTGCGTTGCGCTCTCGACTAACGGAGACGAACCACGTCTAGTCACGATCGAAGAAGGGCTTGAGGAGCTGCGGCTTGCTGATGTCATTATCGGCCACAACATACAGGAGTTCGACGTACGTGCGATCCAGAGGCTCTACCCTGAGTGGGAGCCAGAGGGCTGCGTTAGAGATACGCTTGTTCTGTCTCGCATGGTCTGGCCTGACATAGCCAATACTGACTGGCAGAACGTTGACTTCCCGAAGAAGTTCGCTGGCCGTCACTCGTTGAAAGCATGGGGCTACAGGCTCGGGATGCACAAGGGTGACTACGGTGAGCAGGACAACTGCTGGGACGAGTATACGGATGAGATGGGCGAGTACTGTGTCCAAGATGTTCGGGTTACTCTTGCTCTATGGAACAAGATTCAGGCGGAGGACGTGCCTGAAAACCCCACTGTGTTGGAACACGAGTTCGCGGCCATAATCTCTCAACAAGAGAGAAACGGGATCGGTTTCAACGTAGACGCAGCTAGGGAGCTGCACGGATCCTTGCTGGCCGCCAAGGACGAGGTACAGAAGGAACTGAAGACGGCGTTCCCTCCACAGACCATCCCTATGAAGACTCCCCTGTACTACTACGACCCGGAGACTGATGAGAAATATGACAAGAAGAAGGATTGCCCCGCGAAGATCCGGTCTCGTTTATTGGCCGGGGAAAGGCGCGTCAAGACCATACCGTTTAACCCCGGTTCTCGGGACCAGATCGCCAAAGGTCTCATCGAGAAGCATGGGTGGGAGCCTGAAGACTTCACTCCAGAAGGTCGCCCAAAGATCGATGAAACGGTTCTTAAAGGTCTTGAATATCCTGAATGCAAGCCGCTGATCCAGTACTTGCTTCTGGGCAAGCGGCTGGGCCAAGTGGCTGAGGGACGAGAGGCGTGGATCAAGCTGGAGAAGGACGGTCGAATCTATGGCCGCGTCAATCCGTGCGGTGCCGTGTCCACTAGGTGTACGCATAGCAAGCCGAACGTGGCGCAGGTGCCTAGGGTGTCAGCTCCTTGGGGTCTTGAGTGTCGCAGCTTGTTCTGCGCTCCTGAAGGATACAGGTTGGTCGGCGCAGATATGAGTGGGCTAGAGCTTCGGTGTCTCGCTCACTACACGTTCCGATATGACGATGGCCTGTATCGTGATGCGATTCTTGAGGGCGATATCCATGAGATTAATAAGCAGGCGGCAGGTCTGGACAACAGAGACCAAGCGAAAGTCTTCGTGTACGCCCTTCTGTATGGCGCGGGGGCGGCCCGCATTGGGAAGATCGTGGGAGGAACGGCCCGTGACGGGAGTCACCTGAAGACCGTCTTCTTGAACCGAATGCCTGCGCTTAAGAAGCTGAAGGACGCTGTCGAGTTCAGGGCGGACAAGCTGGGGGTACTGAAAGCGATCGATGGCCGAACCCTCAGGGTCAGGTCAAAGCACAGCGCGTTGAACCTGCTGCTTCAGTCAGCCGGGTCGATTGCGATGAAGAAAGCGACGTGCTTGCTGCACTCTATATTGAGGACAGAGAACATGGGAGACCTTGACAAGGTCAAGCAAGTCGCCCATATTCATGATGAAATCCAGCTAGAAGCTAGGTACGACTACGCTCAGGCTGCGGGTAGAGCCGCTGTCCGGGCAATGGAGCAGGCCGGTGAGGAGCTAGGGTTTAGGTGTCCGTTGACCGGGGAGTACAGCATTGGAAGCAACTGGGCAGAGACGCATTGATGTTGCGTACTTAGCGGGACTCGTGGACGGCGAAGGTTGCTTCATGTACAAAGGAGGGCCTCACCTCAGGGTGGAGTCAACTAGCCGGTGCGTCATTGAGAAAATGTACGAAGTGTTTGGGGGCAGATGCTCTGTCTCTAACAGGAGAACGGCCTTAAATAGGGTCGTTTTTATTTGGAACGCTTACGGGCCTCAAGCCGCGTTGATATCTGAAGAGCTTGCTGAGTTTTTGATTGATAAGCGCATTCAAGCTATACTGCTTTCACGTATCCAAAAGTATCCGCCGGGGTCTGCAATGCGTGAGTCGATTAAGTCTCGGCTAATATCAACCAAAAGGGCTGCCTCGTGACTGACTTACAATTCGTACCTAGTGACGAGATGATCAAAGAACTGCAAAAACGGTTCGACGAGCTTGTCGTTCTCGGATCTGCTCAGAGAACTAGACAAACTGAAGATCTTACGGTAGCCTTCAGTGGTTCTTATCACAGTTGCGTCGGCTTAATTGAGCTGGGGCGCATTGCGATACAGGCCGGAGGCTCACCCGATGACGAGGAATATACTTCTTGACGGTGACATCGTCATATACGAAGTTTTACTTGCCTGCGAGACAGCATGGGACTGGGGCAATGACATCTGGACTCTTCACTGCGACATGCGGGAAGCGTCACAGAGGTTTGACTGCTGGATAGCTGACATCCAAGAGAAGCTAGAGGCGGACAAGGTCTACGTCGCCTACACCGACAAGGTGAACTGGCGTAAGGATGTCCTTCCCACATATAAAAGCAACAGAAAGAAGAAGCGTAAGCCTCTCGGATTTCCGGCCCTCAAAGAATACACGAGGTCTGTCTATACCGTATGCGAAGAGCCTAGTCTGGAGGGCGACGACATTCTTGGGATTCTTGCGGGAATGCCTAAGTCACTAAGCTGGCTAGGGTGCCGCCGGATGACCGGAGACCGGATCATTGTCACGATCGACAAAGACCTGAGGACGATACCCGGACTGCACTACAACCCACAGAAGCCTGAGGAGGGCGTGGTCGAGGTCAGTAAGGAAGAAGCTGACCGTATGCACCTGACTCAGACGCTGACCGGAGACGCTGTTGACGGCTACAGCGGGTGTCCGGGGATCGGCCCAAAGCGGGCAGCTCGAATGCTGGATGAATCATGTGACTGGGAGCAAGTAGTCGCGGCGTACGCGAACGCTGGCCTGTCCGAAAAAGAAGCTCTGGTTCAGGCCCGCGTAGCCCGCATCCTGAGATGGGGCGAATACGACCGCAAGAAAGGCAAGGTGAAACTGTGGAAACCATAGACAGAGACCGCCTCCTACGTCTCCACACAGAGATGACTCAGGAAGCTCGCAGCCTCATGGAGGCTAAAAACCACGACTACAGCGGGGGCAAGGACGCAAGTGACCCGTTCTTGAACTTTACAAGGGTTCAGAAGCTAGGGATTACGGACACGAAGACGGGGTTTCTCGTCAGGATGACGGACAAGCTGTCCCGTCTGATTACGTTCTCCCACAACAACAAGTTCAGAACCAAGGACGAGGCCCTGAAAGACACGATTTTGGACCTAATTAACTACAGCGTACTGCTTTACGCTTACTCTCAGACCGAAAAGGATGACTATAAGGAATGAGTAACGAACGCAATTTCCCGACGATTCCGGAAGCTCTTATCGTAGAGCTGAACAAACGATGGCCTGAGCAGTGCGCCGATCCTCAATGGACTGATAGAGAGATCTGGATTTCCGCTGGTCAAAGGTCTGTGGTCAGATTTCTTAACGCTGTATATGAAGAGCAGCAACAGACAGTCCTGTAGGGAGCGAACATGTGCGACAATCCTTTCGGTAGCAACAGCATTATGGATGACTGGTTTGGAGTGGACCCACCCAAGCCCGAACCGCCTGCTCCAGCCCCTGTCCCACCTCGTCAGATCATGCGAGCGCAGACGCTTACAGGCGGTAACGCTAAGGCGGCTCAGCGCAAGGTCATGATCAAGGCCCTGCAAGATCGGAAAAAGCGCGGAGACAAGTCGGCAGGTAAGTCCATGCTTGCTATTGGACGCGCCAAAGGGTTCGGATCTCAGCCCTTTATCGGCGGTGTCGGCATGACTGCTGGTCCCTCGGCAGCCCCTATGACGGGGATTAACTACGGATGACGTACAGCTCGGACACGATTGCGGGCCAGTACGCCAAGTGCGAGTCAGACCGCTACTCCTATCTGGAGAGAGCGCGAGACTCCTCTAGGCTAACCATCCCGACCATCATGCCCGACTCAGGCTCTACGAAGAGCCGGAAGTTCCCTACCCCGTATCAGTCCACGGGCGCACGGGGAGTTTCCAATCTAAGCTCTGCTTTGCTGATGTCGCTTCTGCCGCCTAACGCTCCGTTCTTCCGGCTCGTGATTGACGAGGAAGAAAAGGCGAAGATGAACGCTGTTGACCCTACGATCAAGAACGAAGTAGAGAAGTCTCTGGCTGACATTGAACGAGCTGTCGCCAAAGAGATTGAAGTGAACAACATCCGTGTGGGAACCTTCGAGGCCCTGAGACACTTGGTCGTCACAGGCAACGCTCTGTTGTACCTGCCCGACGAAGGCCCCATGCGGGTGATTCACTTGGATCGTTACGTCGTCAAGCGGGACCCTTCAGGCAACGCTCGAATGATCATCCTGAAAGAGACCGTGGATCCGATGGTGCTTCCTGCGGATATCCGAGAAGCCGTATACGCTGAAAGCGGTGCGTCGGAAGAAACGTGCGACCTGTACACCATGCAGAAAACGCTGGATAACGGGAAGATTGAAGTCGTCCAAGAGGTCAAGGGTAAGATCATTGAAAGCACGTACAAGCAGTACCCCAAGGACAAGTCACCGTTCATCGCTCTTCGGATGATGCGAGTAGACGGAGAGAGTTACGGTAGAGGTTACGTCGAGCAATACTTTGGAGATCTCCAGAGTCTTGAGGGCCTGACCAAAGCCATCGTGGAGGGGGCTGCCGCTTCGGCAAAGGTCCTGTTCTTGGTAAACCCCAACGGGACTACGCGAGCGCGTACGCTTAGTGAGAGTCCGAACGGCGCAATACGCGAGGGAACGGCAGCAGATGTATCGGTACTCCAGACGCAGAAAGCGAACGATTTCAGTGTTGCACTCAGCGCAACTCAGCAGATTAATGACCGTCTCTCGTATGCCTTCCTCCTTACTGAATCAACGATACGTAATGCGGATCGTGTCACTGCCGAGGAAGTCAGATTAGTCACGCAGTCAATTGAAAGGCAGCTAGGCGGCATCTACAGCGTCCTGAGCATGGAGTTCCAGCTCCCCCTCGTTAATCGCATGATGGACAGGATGCAGAAGCAGAAGAAACTGCCGAAACTCCCGAAGGATAAGATAAAGCCCGCAATTGTCACAGGGATTGAAGCTCTGGGACGAGGCAACGACCTTAATCGTCTCGATATCTATCTCAGTGGTATCGCTCAGATGCTTGGCCCGGAGGCGTTGGGCCAGTATATTAACATTAGTGAGTACATGGCTCGTCGAGCGTCTGCGCTGGGCATCGACACTGACGGGCTTGTACGTAGTCAAGAAGAGCTGCAACAGATGGCACAGCAACAACAGGAGCAGCAGATGGCGCAGTCCATGGCTCCTGCAATGGCCGGTGCAGCGAATCAGGAGTAGACAGCATGGCTAAAAAAGGGCTTTATGCCAACATTAACGCTAAGAAAAAAGCAGGCAAGAAGATGCGAAAGAAAGGCGAAAAGGGCGCGCCTAGTGACCAAGACTTCAAGAATGCGGCGAAAACTGCGAAGCCTAAGAAGCGAAAGAGAGGCTGAACATGGGTGATTACCAAAAAGTCGAGATCGTCCAAGACGGCGACCCTGACGGCGCAGCACGTGAAGCTGAGATGCAGCAGGGACTTCAAGCTGAGCTTGAACAGCAGCAGCAAGATGCTCAACCCGTAGAAGAGCCGGTGATGGAGCAGGCTCCGGAACGCCCTGAGTGGCTCCCTGACAAGTTTGTCAGCCCGGAAGCTATGGCTAAGGCGTACACCGAGCTTGAAGGACGGATGGCTCAGCAAGAGCCTCAGGAAAGTCAGGAAGACGGACTCCAGCCTTTGTCTAGGGACGACTTCTCCCAGTTCAGCCAAGAGCTTCAAATGACTGGGGACGTATCTGAAGAGTCTAAGCAGCAGATGGTTGACTGGGGGCTTCCTCGGGAAATCGTTGAGGCGCATGTTGAAGGTCAGAAAGCGGCTCTTCAGCTTGAGATTCAGAGCGTCCAGAACGAAGTCGGCGGGTCCGAAGCGTACTCGCAGATGATTGAGTGGGCGGGCCAGAACCTTGATGAGGCTGATCAGACCGCGTTCGATCAAGCCGTGACTCAGGGGGGCATGGAGCAGATGATGTTTGCTGTCCGCAGCCTGAAGGCCCGCTGGGAAGCATCAGGAGGCCGCAGCGGCAACATCATCCAAGGAGACACGAGTGCGGCCCAGTCATATACGGGCTACAGGTCTTTGGCTGAGCTAACGGCGGCCATGAAAGACCCGCGCTACAGAGACGACGTTGCGTACCGGAGAGACGTGGAAACGAGGCTTTCTAACTCGGACATCCTGTGAGGTGCAGGACTCTCTCGGACGCTTGTCTAGGGGAGACCAATGGAAGAACACCTTGTCACGATAGGTCTGAGCATAGCTGGTCCGGCTATCCTCGGTATTTTTGCGTTTCTTTGGAAGGTTAACACACGCCTCGCCACGCTGGAACGGGACATTAAATCGCATGACCAACGAATTAGGTCAGCTCAGAGCCAGCTTAATTCGCACTTCAACAAAGCCTTTACTATCCGTAAAAATGTGAGCGACGTATGAACCACCTGTACTTAATGCTCGTGGTTCTGTTTCTCGTCGGATGCCAGACAACTGTTCCTATCGGGTCCTCTTCGAGTTCTCTTAGGGAGTTGAAGGAGTCCGCTGAGTCGGAACCACTGACGGTACTGTCCGTAACCGGCGGCTTGTGTCTGATAGCCGGGATGGTGCTGCTTGTTGTCACCTCAGGAAAGAAGGGGTGGTATCCGGTTCTTGGCGGACTACTGCTCGTGGTCCTGAACTACGTCGTGAGTCGGTATTCGCACTACCTGTTTGCTCCGGCACTCGTGTTCACGGGCATGATCAGCGCGGCTTGGACGTACAAGACCGTCAAACAGATTCTTCTGGAGAAGAAACAATGATTATCGCTACCGTATCCAGCTTCTTTGGCACCGCATGGTTCATGGCTCTTGTTGCTGTCGGCGGATTTGTCGCAGGCATGTGCTTCAAGGACTGGTTCCTTGGGCTTATCAACAAGGGCAAGTAATGGCTAAGAAAATAGGAAAAAAGTTCACTCCCCACATGATGTACTCTAAAGCGGGGAAGGCTGTTAAGGCGACCACGATGAAGAAACACCTTGAACTAAAGGGCAAGGGGTACGGCCATGAGAAGCCTACTAAAGGGAAGAAGTAGTGGCTAAGCGGCGCATCGGCAAGAAGAACATGCCCTGTAACAAGCCGAGAAGATCTGTGCAGGGCGGCAAGAAGTCTGTCGTCAAAGCCTGCAAGGGTGGTAAAGAAAAGATCATCCGGTTCGGCGATGCGAACATGACTATCAAGAAAAGTAACCCGGCGCGGCGGAAGTCTTTCCGTGCGCGTCACAAATGCTCTACTGCCAAGGACAAGTTTTCGGCCAGATACTGGTCGTGTCGTGCTTGGTAAGTGATGGCATGTCGAGGAACGATGGTTCCCGGCCTGCTGCGGTGGATAACTGAGACTCCTTAGTTACCGAGACAGCCATCACATTGTTGTCTCTAATCAAAACTTTTAACTAAGGAGGGCAATACAATGCCCGGATTTGGCGCACAGCCATCACGTCTCGGTCAGATTGACCTTGCAAATGACGTTGATGCCCTGTTCCTGAAGGTCTTCAGTGGCGAGGTTCTCACCACTTTTGAAGAGTCCAATATCATGATGCCTCTGCATCGTGTTCGTACGATCACCAGTGGTAAGTCCGCGCAGTTCCCGACTACGGGCGTTGCGGCGGCTGCTTACCACACTCCCGGTGAATCGCTGTTCCACCAGACTATTGCAGGTGAGGATGACGGCAGTGCCAACAACCTCACGGGTACGAACAAGTACCTGTCGAACATGCCTCACTCTGAGGTCACGATCGCAATCGACGGTGTCCTCACTTCCTCGGCATTCCTCGCGGATATCGATGAAGCAAAAAATCACTATGAGGTTCGGTCCATTTATTCGACCGAAATCGGGCGACAGTTGGCCTATACCGCCGACCGCAACCTGATTCAGACCGTGATTGGTGGTGCGCGTAACACTACTGACCGTTTCGGTAACTCGATTGCGAATGGCGGTCGTCAGACGTACGGCGGTTGTAAGATCAACTTGGGTGACGCTACGGCAGCGGGTAACGAGATTGTTCAGGGCGTAGCTGACATTACTACGACGACCTGTACTGGCGCACACATCTTGGACGGACTTGCTACGGCAGCCGAGGTTCTTGATGAAAAGAACGTCCCCTCAGAAGGGCGTTACTGCCTGCTTCCGCCGACTCAGTATTACAAGCTGGTCACTGAGCAGAACGATGCGCTTAACCGTGACTACGGCAACGACGGCAATGGCTCCATTGCTTCCGGTGTTATCGTCTCGGCTTACGGCATCCGCATTCTCAAGTCCAACCACGTCCCGACTTTGCAGACCTATGCCATCTCAACTGACCCTGCGGTCAACAACGATGTGTCAGGTGTTGCGGATGCGGGTTACGACGGTGACTTCAGAGATACTGTCGGCTGCGTCTTCCAGACGGAAGCTGTCGGTACGGTGAAGCTGATGGATCTGTCCATGGAGTCTGAGTACTACATGGATCGCCTCGGTACGCTGATCATGGCTAAGTACGCTATGGGCCACGGTGTCCTTCGTGCAGAGGCCTGCATCGAAATCGAGTGCGACACCTGATTGATTCTGCTACACTGGTAGACATGAGTCTCCATTCGGGGGTCGTCCTTGCTTTGCAGGGGCGGCCCCTTTTTCATACTTTGGGAGGAACCTATGGCACTTAACAGAGCCACTGAACTTGAAGCAGTCAACACGATGCTCTCGGCTGTCGGAGAGCCTCCCATCAACTCTCTGGATGCCCAGAAGAACGCGGACGCTGCGATTGCTCGTAACATCCTTAAGGAAGTAAACCGAGAGATCCAGACTCACGGCTGGCACTTCAACACTCAGAGAGACGTGTCGTTTAGCCCGGACTCCAACACCAAGGAGATCCTTGTAGGCGACAACGTTGTTCGTATCGACATCGACATCACTTCTGTCGGAACGAGCTACGACGAAAGAGACATCACTCAGCGAGGTAACAAGCTGTTTGATCGCAAGGACAATACGTACGAGTTTACGAGCGACGTAAAAGCTACTGTCACGTACTTGTTTGACTGGGACGAGCTTCCAGAGCCGTTCAAGAACTACGTCACTGTCCGATCCGCCCGTATCTTCCAAGATCGGATGGTCGGTTCTCACAGCAGGACGAGTATCGCGCTCTGGCCCTGCTCAAGGAGTTCCAGTCAGATACGGCTGACCACAGCATCTTTGACCACTACGACATGTACAGGATCGTCGCACGTCCTGACGCAATCCGTACGAGGACTACTTAATGCTGGTCAATACGTCAGTACCTAACTTTGCTGGAGGCGTATCTCAACAGCCCGACTCTCAAAGGCTTCCAAATCAGCTTGAGGCTATTGACAACGGAGTGCCATATCTAGTCGGGGGGTTGGTCAAGCGTCCTCCTACGAACCACGTAGGTGAGATCAAAAGCGACGGAGGATCGTCCGTCAATGTGTCGTCCGCGTTTACGCACGTCGTGACTAGGGACAGCACCGAAGAGTTCATGGTCTCTATCGAAAAGGATCGGTCGTCCGCTACGGCGGGCGTCCACGTGACTGACCTGACTACGGGGGACGCTAAGATCGTCAAATACGACTTGGGTCCTGACGCATACTTGAGGTCTTCTACTCCTCAGGACAGCTTCAGAGCCGTCACGATTGCTGATGTCACGTTCATCTTGAATAAGGACATCGTCGTACAGCAGGACCTCACGGTGAACACTCCGTACTCTCGTTCGACCTCGGATCTAGAGTACGAAGGGTTTGTCTGGATTCGAGAAAACGGAGCAGGCGCGACGTACAGAGTTACGTTGAAGTATGTGGGGTATGACGGGGCAGAGCATGACGCTTTCGTAGAGCTGAGGCACAAGCCTGTTGTCAAGGATATCGATCCCTCCGACGCTGCTGATGACAAACAATACGCTTACGAGACCTCTCCTCCGTCAACCAAGCAGATCGCAAACATCTTAGTAAACGGCACGAATGCGGTGATTCCTGACATGGACATCAATACGACGGAGAAGCTGCAAAACGAGCTGGGAGTGACGCTTCACGTCAAGAAGGGGGCTAACGGAGGGTCTCCGGAAACCGTGGCTATTGGTAGTAACACGTTTGGCGGACTGAACGCTTTGCTGGGTGACACTGATGGTTCCGGAACAGAAGCCGCAATCGTTGACGCAGGCGTGTCCGGCAGTGTCATCTTCCTGAAGGCTAAGTCGAACGGACCACTGTTTCCCGGTGGCTCGGCTATCGACTTTACGTTGACAGCGGAAGACTCTTTTGGCGGCAATGGTGTAGGGGTCATCAAAGACAGCGTTCAAGAGTTCAGTGAACTGCCGAATGTCTGCAAGAACGGGTTTATCGTCAAAGTGATTGGCAACCCCGATGACGATATTGACGACTACTACGTGAAGTTTGAGACGAACGGATCCGGCGACTTTGCCAAAGGTGTCTGGGTAGAGACCGTTGGACCCGGCCTTAGGTTCCGATGGAACTACAACACGATGCCTCATATTCTGATCAGGCAGGCAGACGGAACGTTCCTCGTGAAAAGGGCTGACGGCACTACTCCGGATATACGGACAAGTGAGTCGGATAACAGCTACACGTCAGCTCTAGGCTCTGATTACAGTCCGTTTAAGTTTGCCGACCGCGAATCCGGGGACGACCTTACTAACCCGTTCCCGACATTCTCGGGCAATAAGATCAGCAACATCGCGTTTTACAGAAACAGGCTTGCGCTGCTCAGCGGTGAGAACGTCATCCTTAGTGAAGCGGCTCAGTTCTTCAACTTCTTCCGGCTTACTGTGGCTCAGCTTCTCGACACTTCGGTGATTGACTTGGCTGTCGGCGGATCTGAAGTTAACGAGCTTAAAGAAGCTCAGGCTTTTAGTGACCGCCTGATCCTGTTCTCTGAACGGACGCAGTTTGCTCTCAGAGGCGAAGGCGGCCTAAGCCCCCGTACTGCGATCATTAACCAAGTCACTAACTACGACGTGACTGTCGGTGTTGACCCTGTTCCCGCAGGACGCTCGCTGTTCTTCGCGTTTAACCGGGGGACGTTCAGCGGCATCAGAGAGTTCTTCAAGACCGGAGAGAATGACATTCAGTTTGACGCTGTTGAAGCGTCCTCTCAGGCCCCTCGGTACATTGAGGGTGAGGTCAAGAAGCTGACCGTGTCCACTCACGAGGACATACTGGCCGTACTTGCCCGTAAGCCGGGGGCTACTACGGACACGATCTACATCTACAAGTACTTCAACGCGGGCAATCAACGCGCTCAGTCAGCGTGGTGCAAGTTTACGTTTGACGACTGCACCGTTATAGACATTCACTTTGTCGAGAACGCGCTGTACATCGTCATGCAGAGAGGGACCAAGTCGTTCATTGAGCGTATGGACCTCCAGACCGGACTGACAGACGACGACGTTACGTACGTCACGTGTCTGGACCGTAGAGTGAAGGTAAGTCTAGGGACTCTGGGCAGCACTCCAGAGCAGATAGAAGCTGCGGTCAACGGCATGTACAACACGTCACGAGCCGGGTGGGACTTGCAGCTTACTGACGACGGCAGGACGGGAACGCCGAAGTACACCATTGGAGCAGGCGAGGTCATGACCGTCGTCTCTCAGGACGGCGAAGTAGTCTCGACGATTGAGTCGCCTATCGTTGTTGACCCCGGATATGTGACAATTGCTGAAAAGCCGTCTAGCGGGGACATATATTACATCGGTAAGTCGTACACGATGAGATGCGAGCTTACTAAGCCGATCCTTAAGGACACGTCAGGGGGCGGAGCGAGGGCTATTGTCTCAGGAAGGCATCAAGTCAGGTACATGACTGTCGTGTTTGACGAGACCGCGTCGTTCACAGTTCAAATAACTCCTATTGTCGGAGGCGATGACGGGACTACTTCGACGTACCCGTTCTCTGGACGGTTTCTGAACGCGGGAGCGTTCCTTGGCAGCGTACCTGCGGAAACTGGAGACTTTAGGTTCCCCGTGTTCGCTCAATCAGACGCGGTAAAGATCGAGATATTGAACCCTACACCGTTGCCTAGTAACATTCAGTCAGTTGAGTTTGAGTCTTACTACACCAACCGTGCATCCCAGAGGTTCTAATGTCACTGGATATCAGACCAGCAGAAGGCGTTGATATAGAGATTATCGCGGCGGATATGCGGCCTGCGGACCTTTCTGAGATAGAGGCTACGGGAACCGTAGATCCGTACTTAGCCCTGTCAAATGCGATGGAACTAAGTATGCCTAGCTGCTTCACGATGACGGCGGACGATCTTCCTATTGCGATGCTTGGAACCTCTCCCGTGGAGCTTATCCCAGACTTCGGCAGTATCTGGCTGTTAGGTACGGAAGAGATTGAACGCCACCCAACCGCGTTCTTAAGACTCTGCAAGAACATCCTTCCGAGACTGATGACACCGTATGACATGGTGTTTAACTTGATGGACGTGCGTAACGAGCTGCATGTCAAGTTTGTGAAGTGGTTAGGATTTACATTTATTAGAGAACGCCCGTTCGGCCCTGAGGGAATGCCGTTTTACGAGTTCGCTTTGATCAACAAAAACAGGAGAAGCCATGTGTGAACCCACAACGATTGCGATTGTCGGAGGAGTAGCCGCTGCGGGGGCACTTGGCATGAACTTCATGGGGCAGCAGGCTGCCGCAGGTCAAGCTGCCGAACAAGTAAAGCGTGACAACGACTTCAAGATCCGGATGATGAACTGGAAGAACGAGCGTTACCTTCGGCAAGCGGCGGCTATCCAAGCATCTACGACTGACAAGACGAACGCGATGATGGAGCGAGTGAACCAGATGAGGCAAGCAGCGATGACCGAAGTAGAGAAGTCTGCAAGGTACGCAAGAGGCGCGTCTTCGACGATTGCGGTGGCGAGGGATGAGATGTCAGGAAACACGGTCAGGGCCTTGCAGAACGAGGCTCAAAGGTTGGGCGCGGAGACTCAGCAAGTCGTGTGGACAAACCTCGAAGGGCAGATCCGACAGGCAAACAGGCAGGTCCGAGGGATCGTGGCTCAGGGACAGAGCGCACTTGAGCAGTCGTACCCTGACCCGATGGCTCCGCTTGGTACTGCTCCGTCCGGACCTAACCCGCTGTCTCTCATCTTCGGCCTCGGATCAGTCGCGGCAGGTGCGGCAGGAACGTACATGGACCTATACACGCCTGAAGATCGGGCGCAGCTTCCTCCAGACCGTCTTTCAGCCGCTGCGGCAGCAGACTCTACAGGAGACGCATACATAAACGCCGTTTTCCCCGGAGGAGGTAACTGATGTCCCAATACAGACAGAGATCGGCACCTACTCCGCAGGTTACGGCAGCCCCCGTAGACACGACGATTCAATACGGAACATCAGGCGCACCTGAGCAGACTATCGCGCCAATCGACCCGATGATCCAGCTTGCGGACGAGCTGTCGTCTTCCTTTGGCGGACTAAGCGACTCATTGACGGGTCTCGCGTTTTCATGGAAACGTCTACAAGGGAAGCAGGAGCAGGCTGGATACGACAAGTTCAAAGAGCTGGCAGAACAGCTCAACATGAACAACGAGAGCATCGCAAAGCTCGTTGAAGCAGGAGAAGCTCACCCCAGCGAGAATCCGTACATTCTGAAGGGACGATCTCGGGCGTACGGAGAAGCGTTGGCAAGAGAGTTCCAGACTAAGACGGACGCAATCATCCCTGAGATGCGAATGACTAACTCCGCATTTGGGGATACTGAAGGAGCGTTGAACTGGTTCTCTGCGGAATCCGCGTCGTTTATGAGGTCAATGCCGAACGCTGGCGGCGACATGAACGCGACCATGAAAGCGTTCAACAACGGCGTGAACAACTACCGAGAGCGGTTCAAAGTTGATCAGCAGCGGTATGTGGGCGAGAAGGCTTTGGAAGAAGCAACGTTGGGCTTCACAGTCGGAATCAAGGACAGAGTAAAGAGCGCGTACTCTATGATGCAGTCCGCTGCCTCCAGCCAGCCTAGAATGATGACTCGGTCTGCGGCAGCGGCCATGGGAAACACTAGAGAAGAAGCTCTGGAATCAATTAAACGCGGTCTTATTGACCAGACTTCAGGAGCCATTAACGACGACGCTACTGCGTTCGGACCTGACAAATGGCCTCTGACGTACTCGGCAAAGAACCGGCTGACTGTTGATGCGCTCATTGAGCTGGCTGAGCAGGAGCCTGAGTATGCTGCGCTGGCGGTCGAAGTTCTTAAGAAGGTACAGACAGGACCTAAAAACAACAGGTCTCCGTTGTATGGTCCTTACGCAAAGCAGCGTCTTGGAGAAGCCCAAAAAAGAATCGACTCAAATATCGCACACACTAACCGAGGCGGGATGACGGCTTCTGAAGCGTTAGCCAACGTAGTCGTAAGCACTGTGGATGTTATTTCAGACTCCTCAGCGGTATCGCTTTTTAAAGCGGGTCCTGCGGCAGGCATGATGCGCCAAAACTTGATCGATACAAACGGTACTGGCCTCATATATGAAAGCATCGTTGATAGCCTGCCTGAAGGCTTCAGCGTGTCCCAGCCCTACCGTAAAGGAGAGGACGGAGGTTGGACAGTCGATATTCGATCATCCGATTCTGAGCTTCAGCCAAGTCAACGGACTAAATCCGTAAGTCTCTCAGAGATAGAAGCACGTGCTATTTCTAAGAGCCGGTCAGCAGAAAAGCAGACGTTCATGGACCAAGGCGCGACTGAACACGCAGCGATCGCAAAGGTCGCTAATGGACACGGCAACATAACTCGTGCTGAGGCTCAGTTGTTTACCAGCGGACTGAAGATCAATCCCCAAAGCCGAGAGCAAGTCAGGATTCTAGAAGCAATCAACGATGGCCGGAAACTTACCGAAGAAGAGCAGGTCATGTACGAGTCGATGAGGACCGCGTGGGTGACTAACTTTGAAAGCACTTTTGAAGGTCTGTCTTTGATGACCCCCAGTCTTCGATCTCAGGTGTTCAAAAACGACGCTGAGGCACGGATGTTGTACACCGTTGCCCAATCGATGGCGACCGGAGAGGACAAGGTTACAGTAGAACAGGCTGCATCAGTGATTGCAGACTTCAGAGGCAGAGCAGGCTATCAGGCGATGGTGGCTGAAGGCTATTCAAGGATCCGCAGTTACTTCACGAACACTGACGGGGAAGGCGTAGATGCTAGAGATACGCTACTGAAGCCTTACAGCGAGTTCGACAGGGTCAGGCTGCGAGACATGGCCCACGCTCGGTACGTCCTTGATCAATCTAGAGGGCGACCCACGACTCCTGAAGAAGCGTTGACGAGGGTCATTAAAGAGTATGAAAAAGACACTGAAAAAATGGGCAACCGAAGGTACCCGGCGGATCGGCTTCCTCCTCAGGAAACTCTTCCTGTAGCCCGAGTGCTGGTGAACGAGTCATCCTCAGGGGACCCCGGAGTCATCGTGACTGCTCTTCTAGAAGGCCGCCTGAATGCGCTTATTCCTGAAGACGTTCAGGCAAACCTGTTGAATCTTAAAGAACTAGGGGTCTCCATCGAATACTTGCCGGACGTAGGTGACGGCAAGAACATCCAAATCGTTATTGGCGACTCTGCGGGAGATATCGAGCCTTTCTCAATCGCTGACTTCCTTGCTGCCGAAAGTGGGGAACTCCTTAGTAGGTACGAAGCCATGGGGGCGGGGGACGAAACTGACAACGTCTTTATCGGATACCGAATGGACATGGGAATCCTTAAACCCGGAATCGAGTTCCGAGGAAACACTTCCGTGTTTGACTATGATCCCCGAAAAGATCCTAATGGTCTTGATGGACAGACTGTTGAGTACATAAACCGATTCGTCGATGTCGAAGCCAAGTCTCCTGAGCAGCTAGAAAAAATCTTTGTCGAAACCAAAGCTAAGCTGAAGGCGCAGATGAAAATTCTTATTGAAGAGCTTCAGAAAAGCAGGACCGGGCCTGAAGACGGCGACCTGTATGACGAAGCTATTGAGGCTCTCGAAAACTGGATGACCCCGAAGGTCCCCACTGCTGGCGATTACTATGAAATGAAGCTCCTCCCCACTGACCCCGCTAAGGCGAGGGACGAAGCTAGAGGACTTAGAAGCGTTGGGCCGGGGGCGTAATGACTGACGAACAGAACACGGGACTAATCACGGGACCCCAGTCTCTCTTCAGCATTAACCGAGAGGCTCCTGAGTTTGTCACGAGGCGGGAGCTTCAACAGGCGTACGAACCGCAAGTCCCCGGCGTGTTGGAGCGGATCGGCACTGCTTTCACATACGAGACCGTTACTGGTGAGCTTGCGCGAGACTGGTTCGGACCCTCGTTCACTCCTGATCCTGCATTTGAGCTGACTGACGAGATGGCTGAGAAGTATATGGCTGACTTCTCTCCAGAGATCCGTCAAAACATCATTGACGATGAACCCCTGAGCTTTCTTGAGTTTCTCCATGAAGTAGATGACGTGCGGACTGCGCTCCGTAAACGACAGGAGATGTTCTCAGGCGGGGGACTTGGGGCTGCTGTCGGATTTGGTGCGGTCATGTTTGGGTCAGGATCCGAAGCGGTCGCTCTTGGTCTGGGAGCCGGTATCGCAGGCACAGCAGTAGGTGGCCCTGTAGGGTCTGTGCTGGCCGGTACGGCGACAACAGCGGCTAGGTTCAGAAGAATACGGGGCGCACTTAGGGCGGGCGTCGCGTCTTTGACCATTGACGTTCCTCTTGAACTTGTCCGTAAAGAGGCCGATAAAAGCCTTACAAATACGGACTTGTTGATTGCCCTTGGCGCATCAGGAGCCTTGGGAGGAGGTATCGGAGCGGCGTTCCCCGGACTTACTGGTCTCAAAGCACCATTAAACAAGGCGATTAAGGACTCAGTAAATGAGGAAGCCGCTTCCGTAGCCGCAAAAGCCGGAGATACGGAAGGAGCATCCGCTCTTTCTCGACGCGACAACAGAGTTCGTGTCTTGTCCGACGACGAAATTGCTGATGACACGATCAAGCTGAGCGACAAAGCGTTGGACGCTGAAGCTCGTAGGCTGGGTATCGCAGGCCGTACTCGTTACAAAAAGAAGAAGGGCGACGAACGCAGAGCGGCTAAAGAAGACCTCAGGGTTGCGGTCATGGAAGCACGGAGAGCCGAAGCTCCGACACCTACTGAAGCCGTGAACGCGCTTGTAGAGTCTGTCGGCAAAATGAAGAGCATCGATGAGCTGCGAGTAGTAGCCAAGAAGCTGGGTCTTGCCGTAGACCAGACAGACACTGTTAAAGGTCTAAGAAACCGGATCGTTCAGGAAGCACGTCGTCAGGGTCAAACAGGCACACGCAGGGTCCGAAGAAAGATGGCACGGATCCCTGTAAAAGTCGGATCTACGATCAGTAAGGTCGTGGACGGCAAAAGGATCAAGTTTAAGCTCGCATTTGCGACGAATGCGGAGAAAGCGTTGTGGAAGCTGGGGGGTAACGTCACTAAGAAAACGGACATGGTCGAAAGAGATCGACTGATATCTGCTTTGGAAGAGATGGGCATTGAGAACCCGGAGGAGCTGGGGAAGCAACTCAGGAAAGCGGCCAAAGAACTTGACGTGTACAAGCAGGGTGTCAAAGGCGGAACGCTGGATATTGACGCAGAGTCCATGCTCGGCAGGACGATGGGAGACTACGAAGAAGTCCCGATCCGTATGCTTCTTGATAAGAAGACAGGCACAGTAGCTGTCGGACCAAGAGGAATGATGAAGGGCGAGCCGAAGCCGGACACTCCCAAGGGTAAGAAGAAGGCTGAATCAGATCCTCACCCTCTTGCGGACACGGATGATGACATTCTGGTTATTGACGGCAGAGAAGTAGCTAGAGGTCCGGGGCTGGGCGGATCCAGAATCATCGACATTGAAGAAGATGACCTTGTCGCCGTCATTAAGAAAGCGGCGGCGCAGGGCCGAAGAACTGTCGGGGGTGCTAAAAGTAAGCGAGAAAAAGCTGCTTTGCTCGCAGACGGGACCGTTGGAATGCCTTTGGGTCCCATCGGTAGGTGGCTGAACAACATCTTTACCCCTGCCCATTCTCGGCTTGTCCGCATGGAAGGAGAGTCAGACGTACATCGCCTGATCGCGGACATGTTCCTTGAAGGACGTACAGGATCTGCGGTCAACGTCTACTCGATTGTCCGAGAGAACACGGAGAACATGATTACGGAGCTTAATCAGTCTCTCTTTGCTGCCCGTAGGAAGTTTGTTGAAAGCGGAGGGACCAAGGGCGACTTCGATAAGGCCGTCGTACGTGCGCTGACTAGCGGAGATGAAGTCTTCGATAACGAAGCAATCGCTCAGGGTGTCAAGGGTCTGCGGACGTTCTACGGAAAGATCCTGAACTACGCGCAGAAGAACGGGATGCTTAGTGACAACGTTCCAGATCCGAAGACGTTCTTCAAGCGTGTATACAAGCCGACCGGCTTCAGTGAGATGATCAACAGGCTGGGCGGCGGGGCTAAGGGAAGGGCAAACCTTAAGAAGCTCGTATTCCTGTCCTTGGAAAGCGCGGCAACCAAGGCTGGTGTCAAGTTCAACGAAAAAGCGGCAAAGATTGCTGCCGACAACATTGTCGGGTTCGGTACTAACCCTAAGAACTACAGGGACTTGAAATCGACTCTTAAGAACATCGACGACCTCCGGTCTAAGATCGCGGCTGAGGCTGAAGAGGCGGGTCTGGACGAGTCTGTTGTCGATGACATTCTAAGTGCTGTCGTCGGACAATCAGAAGAGCCTCATCTCCGAGGATTCCAGAAGCATCGATACGAGCTTGATGAGAACTTCGAGACGACGATCGACGGCGTAGCTGTCCACATCGACGATCTGTTTAACAGAGACATCGCGGCAGTTACTTCTGCGTACGCCCATCAAGTCTTCGGTGCGACGGAAATGCGGAAGGCTTTGAAAGCTCTGGCAAGAGAGACCGGAGACTCTAGCTGGGAGAACGTCGGCGTAAACACGTTTGCTGCTCAGGCCGCAAAAGGAATTGATAACACTGCTGATCGTGAATACGCAGAGAAAGCGTTTGAAATGGCGTACCGCCGCGTAAGCGGCATGAGGCTGTGGGAAGCCAGTGAAGGAACCCTTAAGTTCGTCATCGGCACCCAGTCGTTTGCACAGGGCATATACGGTCAGGCTTTGGGCATCGCTCAGCTCCCTGAAATAGCTAGTAACCTTGTTAAGCCCGGATTCCGAAACTCTCTTACTGCGCTACCTGCGATCAAGGACATTGCGAACATCTTCCTGATGGGCCTCCGTGGAGAAAAACCGCTTCGAGGAGAGTCTGGTCGATTGCTGGATAACGTAGCTGCTGAGCTGGAGACGTTCGTAGGATGCGGGGGCGACTACATCCGAGGCGAACACGTCCTCAGGCGACTGGATGACATGGGAATCGATAAGGGTTCCACCAGCATCTTCGGAAAGGCGTTGGATATGGGCCGATCAGTGGCTCTCCTGAATCCGCTGGGTGTTATCCCGATGGATACGTTCTTAAGACGCTGGGGAACCAAGGCTTACTTCCAGAAGTTCGTCAACGAAGCGTACAGGATGAAGGAGGGCAAGCCCGTCCTACAGCAGAGCTTCTGGAACAACGGTAAGCAGCGGTTCATGGAGCTTGGCCTTAGTGAGCAGGAAGCGACCCGGATTTTCAAGGCTCTGGCAAGCGACGACGTTGTTACCGTCAAGAAGGGCCTATTCGGTAACTATAAGGTAATGGACATTGATTTCGACAAGATCGGAGATCAACACGCTTACGACATGCTGGCCCTTGCAATCCGAAAAGGCGTGGACATGTCCGTCCAAAGGCAGAGCCTCGGGGAGATGCCGCTCTGGATGAACAAGGGGCCTGTAGTCAAGATGTTCACTCAGTACCGCGTCTTCATGATGGCCTCAAGAGGCAAGCAGGTTGCCGCCGGAATCGCTAGAGCAGATGCTAAGGAAGCCGCGAACCTGATCGGGTCGATCGGTCTGGGCGCACTTGGGTACACGCTCCTGACTTACGGAAGGTCGTTCTCTCGTCCAGAAGAAGAAAGAGCGGCCTACTTTGAAGAGCAGCTCAGCTCCTCTAATATGCTGAAGTCAGGCATCATGCGGTCTAGCTACTCTTCTATCTTCCCAATGCTTATTGACTCCGGATTTAGCTGGGCAGGCCATACTGCGCCGTTCGGAGCCTCGAAAAGAACTACGGGGTTCGGAACGGGTGTCTTTGACGGCACGGTTCCGGGCGGAGTACTGAAACAAATTTTGGGCGTATCCGGAGAGATCGGAGCCAACATGTTCTCAGAAGATGAATGGACGACGAAAGACATCAGAGATATCACGAGACTTCTCTGGTTCACTAGAGTGCCTGTAGTGTCGCAGGCGATGGATTCACTTGTCTCTAACTACACGGGTCTACCTGACCGTGATTAATAGGAGGACCTATGCCCAATAGTTACATCGACTATACGGCTACGGCGGGTCAGACCGTATGGTCTTCCGTCACTCTGGACTACTTGCTTACGTCGCACCTCGGCGTGGCTATTACGTCTGCTGGGGGGACCGTGTACACGGTTGCTGCTGCGGATATCACGGTCTCTGAGACTCCGAGCTTGACCGTAACGATTGATTCGGACAAATACGGATCCGGCGGGTCTGTGTATGCGGTGCAGGCCGGGGACAAAGTTCGTATTGCAAGAACGACTCCGATCGACGACTTGACGCGGACGTTCAACGACGGGTCGGTCCTGAAGGCGAGCGACCTGAACTCCCAAGCCAAGCAGTTGCTGTTCAGTCTCCAAGAGCAGGAGGACAAGGGCGTAGGCTCTCTTCCTGTGGACACAGACGACAGGTACGACGCTGGCGGTCGGATCATTAAGAACGTAGCCACTCCGGTTGTCGGCCACCACGTTGCGACAATGCAGTTTGTTGACGACGCAATGGCAATTCTTGGCGGATCTTTGGAAAGCCTGACAAGTCCGGAATCGTGGTCTTTGACTGGGTCTGATTTCACTGAATCCGATCCTGATGCGTACTACGATTTTCCTGTAGCCCCCGCATCTCTGGAAGCTAACACGTTCCTCGTGGAAGTCGGCGGCGTTCTCCAGCACCCGGCAGACGACTACACAATCACGCAGAACGCGAATGACAGCGTCCGACTCACGTTGCTGGGTCAGGTCAGCATCGCTGACTCAGAAAAGGTGCAGGTCAGGAACTTCGGCGTCTCAAGAAACCAAGCGGTAGCCCCGTTCATTTCCAGCGATGCGGCCCCGGCTATGAAGGTTCAGCAGGGTGGCGGCGTCACTAGCCAGAACACGATGGAAGTCCAGAGTTCTACCGCTGTCAATCAAGCCGCGTTTACGCATGACGGAAAGTTCCAAGTCGGTACGGCTGTTGGAACCGCCGCTAATCAGACTGAGATCCGAAGCTCTTCTACGGAGAACGCGGTCGAAGTCGGAGACTACAGCACGGGGAACACGGCGGGTGTCGAAATCCGGCAAGACAGAAACGGGAGTGCTAACGACGACTACGGTCAGATCCTTGTGTCGGGTCAGTCAGCAACTTCGGACAGCACGAAAGCTGTGGACGTTCAAAGGAACGGCAGCAGCCTGTTCTACGTGAACTACGCGGGCAGCCTCGTGAACACGGGAAACATCGCAAACTCGGGGACGCTGACGAACACGGGGTTGATCTCGACCCCTGCGGGTCTGTCCGTAACTGCGGGTTCCTTGACGATGTCCGGAGGGACGACTGCGAACCTGAACGGGACCACGAACATCACTGGGGCTACCGTCGTATCCGGAAGCGGAACACTCGCGCTGGGTAGCAACAACCCGCTGGTTAGCACAGGAAACGTCAACATAAACAGCAGCTTCGTTCAGGTCGAAGGCGGATCAGGAAGCTCCGTTATCTATCCCGGCTCCACTGTCCAGACGCAGTTTTTTAGAACTCCGGCGGACTTTGAAGGCTACATTATGACCGGGGCGAACCAGTATAATGGCTATACGATGGAGTACGATGCTAATGAAGCAGTTCAAGTGGTCATTACGCCTAAAAGATCAAACAGCGTAATCAAAATTGATTTCACCGGAATACTTGGTCTTCGCAGCCACAACATAGGTATTGAGCTTGAAAGGACCGTAGGGGGGTCTAAATTCTGGTGCGCTCACAACACGAGTACGCAGCCTTGGGGCACAGGGGCAACCGCCCCAAACGAAGAATCTATGAACAACCTTCACTGCATCATACCGGGGGTCCATGACGCTGACGACACTGACCGAGATGAAAGCACGCCTCAGTTTTATAGCTTTACGTACGTTGACTCTCCAGCCACAACAAGCCAAATAACTTACAAGCTCGTCTTCATCCACGGTGCCTCCGGAGCCGATGGCGGTTCGCAAGGGACGACGGGGGTAGGCAGGGGGCGCGGGGGCGACGGCGATAATGGGACCGAACGTGGCCCAGTCACACTTGTAGCAACAGAAATCGCTCAATAAGGAGGGGCAGCATGGTAACTAAAGTAACATCAGGAATGACTGATGGTGTCGTTGTCTCTACGGAGAAAGCGGCAGCAGACCCGTCAACAAAGCCGGGGTCCGGTTCCGCGAACAAAGTCGCAATCCTCAACTCTGACGGAAACCTTGACGATCACTATCTTCCGACTTACGTCAGCCAGTGGAGGCTTACGGTTGACTTTGCGATCGGAACATCCGAAGCGGTCGTTGCGAACACGTGGGAAGAGGCGGACACGTCTGTCCAAGGAACGGGCGTTGGAACAAACCTGACTCAGTCCAGCGGCACGTTCACGTTTCCTGCGACAGGTAAGTGGCTGGTTGAGTTCCATGGACGAGTCACTAAGAACAGCGGAGATGTTGCCGTGATTGCCGCAGACTTGTTTGCGACTACGGGATCTGGCGGCAGCACCGAAGTCAGGATCGCTCAAAGCTGGGGATCCGTGGGAACGGCAGGGACAAACGATACACTCTGTATGTCGTCTATGATTGACGTGACAAACGTCAGCGACAACAAGATCAAGGTCAAGCTGTCTGCGGGTAACTCAGGAGCGGACCTGAAAGGCAACTCAACGTTCAACCTTACGTACTTGACATTCACGAGGCTCGGGGCAACTTGATGGATAACGAGATACTGATCGCTCTTGGCCGTCTTGAAGGGAAAGTCGATGCGCTTATCGCACGACAAGCTATCCATGACGAGGAACTGGACAGGCACGACAAGCGGCTTCGGGAGCTTGAGCAGTCGAAGTCTTGGCTGCTGGGCGTAGCTGCGACAGCGGGTGCTGTTGCGGGGTTTGTCATTAACTACGTAGGGAGTCAGGGGTCATGAACGACATCCTCGAAAAGCTGCATAAGCACCTCGCAGAAGACCTTCTGCATAAGATTCAGTCAGGCGAAGCGACAGCCGCAGAGCTTAGTGTCGCTCGCGCATTTCTTAAAGACAACGGCATTGACGCGACATTGGAAGCAAGCGAGCCGTTGAACAACTTGGCTAAGACGCTTCCGTTTAACGTTGACACGGAGGTAGCGTGATGAAGCGAGTTGGAAAGAAAAAGAAGAGCGGATGCGATTGTGGCTGGGGTGATTGCGGAGACTGCGACTCTAAGAAGAAGAAGACGGGCGTACAGATGTCTCCCTCATGCAATCAGCGCGTAGGGAAGAACTTCAAGCAATGCACGACGACGATCGGAGAAGAGCAGCCTCCGCAGCCGTCCGCTATAAAGCCGAATCAAGTAGTCCACCCAGTGAACCCGCAGTTTGCGCCCCCCGATCGTCGTAAGGACAACTCAGGAGGCGGGGGTCCAGACGACAACGACGGCAACGGTGACGGAAACGGTGACGGAAACGGTGACGGAAACGGTGACGGTGGCAACGGTGGCATCAGTGA